TCTAGTGGTAAACTAAGAGGATTTGACATGTACAAATCTAATAATGTTGCTGCTGCTAGTACAGCTTCTGGTAAGATTCTTGCCGGTCACATTTCTTCTACTGCAACTGCACAAACTATTATCTCAACTGAAGTGTTGAGAGACCCAACTTCGTTTGGTGACATAGTTCGTGGATTGCACGTATACGGAGCTAAGGTCCTTAGACCAGAAGCTTTAGTATCTGCTTTCTACACAGTAGACTAAATATAATTGGGGGAGTCTTCGGACTCCTCCTTTTTAGGAGAATAACATGGAAAAAATTATGTATTACGAAACTATTCATCAGAAGGAAGAAAAATGTTCTGAGATGATAGGTCACAACACAATGAGATTCGAATATGAAGAATCTAAAGGAGAAAAATAATGTACGGAATGGACAAAAAGAAAAAAAAGAAAATGATGTACGGTGGTTCTGCTCGTAAAGATATGAAGCACGGTGGTCCTCACAATAAAATGGACAGAATTGGCATGGCTATGGGCGGTGCTATGGAAGTTCAAAAACCTAACTAAAATGAAAGTTGCAGCTCCAAAAGGTTATCACTGGATGAAGCAGCCAAATGGTAGTTATAAATTAATGAAGCACTCTGGAAAGTTTGTTAAACACAAAGGTGCTTCATTAAAAGCAGATTTCAAAATACAAAAAGTTCATAAAAAATAATGGCAACTACATATTTAGACTTAACTAATGAGATACTTAGAGAATTAAACGAAGTTCCTTTAACTTCTACAAACTTTGCAAGTGCTGTAGGTTTTCAACAGTTTGTTAAAGATTCTATAAACAAAGCTATCTTTGATGTAGCAAACGAAGAACCACAGCTACCGTTCTTTTCCGCAGGATTAAGTGGAGCAACAGACCCGTTTTATGGTAATACAACTGTTGCAACAGTAGCTGGACAAAGATGGTATACGTTAAAAGATGGTAGTTCTAGTTTAACTACAGACTTTGCATCTATTGATTGGGATGATTTTTATATTACCACAATCAATGTTTCTGGTGAGTCAGCTCCATTTGTTTCTAATGGGTTAAAACATATTAACCTTGAAGAGTGGCGAAGATTTTTAAGAGACCCAGAAAATGCAGATGATGCTAATACTCAAGCTCATGGTGAGCCTAAATATGTATTTAAATCCCCAGACAGTAGAAAGTTTGGATTAAGTCCGATACCGGACAAAGTTTATAATGTACACTTTTATGCATTTAATAGACCAACAGCATTAAGTGCTTTTGGTGATGAAATAGTTTTTCCAGAACAATACAGTAATGTAATTACAGCTAGAGTTAGATACTATGTGTGGCAATTTAAAGAAAGTCCACAACAAGCTGCATTTGCCTTAGAAGATTATAAAAAATCATTAAAACACATGAAGTCAAGTTTAATTAATCCTACCCCAAGAACTATGGTAGATGACAGGCTTTATTACTAGGAGATATGAATGACAACTAAAATACCTGCAGAATTATCAAGTACCCCCGGAATAGCTGACAGTAGTGATGCTACGGCTATAACGATTGATAGTTCTGAACGAGTTGGTATTGGTACTACAAGTCCAACAAGTAAATTAACTGTTTCTGGAAGTGATGGCGGTAAAGGTATAGAACTCCAAGTAAGCACAGGAAGCGTTCAATATTTAATGGCATACGATAGAAGTGCTAGTGATTATATTGACATGCAAATAGATGCTGAAAATTTAAGATTTGGTACAAATACCGGTGCTGAAAGAATGAGAATAGATTCTTCTGGTAAACTATTAATAGGAAGCACTTCTTCATCATTTGACAATAATTCAAAAGTAGTTTTAGTTTCTGGGTCTGATAGTAATTTTACAAATGCTGGACAAGCTTTATCTTTAAATAGAACAGGCAGTAATGGTGCTATATTAGGTTTTTATTATGATGCTTCAGGTGTTGGAAGTATTAGTACAAACGCTAATTCTTTACCATCAGATAGAAATTTTAAAAGAGATATTTCTGATTTAGATTTAGGTCTTGAGCTGGTTAGTAAATTAAAACCAAGTCAATATAATTATAAAATAGATGAAGAAGGCTCTCCTAAAATGTATGGTCTTATTGCACAAGACTTAGAACAAGCATTGGAAGAAGTAGGTATAGAAAAAAATAGTAGTTGGTTGTTGCAACACGAACCTAACAACGATGAAAAACAATCAGACTATGCTTTAGATTATTTAAAGCTTATACCAGTTCTTATAAATTCTATTAAAGAATTAGAAGCAAAAATCAAAACATTAGAGGAATAGTATGGCAATAAATTATACTTGGGATTGTAAAACTGTAGATGTAAAAGAAATAGACGGCAACGCTGATACTGTCTTTAATGTTCACTGGAGACTTACTGGAACTGATGATACTAATACTGTAAAAGATATGAGTGATAATGATGTCGCTGCTGCTTCTACAATATATGGTACGCAACCTTTAGACACTTCAGACTTATCAAGCTTTACAGCTTTTGCAGATTTAACTGCAAGTGATTTACAAGGTTGGGTTGAAGCAGCTATGGGCGCAGATGAAGTTCAAGTTAAAAAAGATAGTCTTGATGCTCAGATTAATGAATTAGTAAATCCTGTAGTACAAACAAAAACAATAGGTGGTTAAAATAATATATAATTTCTAATTATGGCAGACACAAACACTACTAATTTATCGCTAGTAAAACCAGAAGTCGGAGCAAGTACAAATACTTGGGGTGGCAAGATTAATACAAATCTTGATACTGTCGATGGTATTTTTAATGGTACTGGTAATGGTACGTCAGTAGGCCTTAATGTAGGCTCTGGTAAAACTCTTACAGTCGGTGGTACTTTAGATGTAAATGGCACGATTGATTGTGAAGGCGGTGCGATTGACAACACTACGATTGGTGCAAGCACAGCTTCTACAGGAGCTTTTACTACGCTTAGTTCTTCTAGTACAGCAACATTAGCTAGTATTACTTGTGCTGGAACTTCTACTTTAACTACAGTAGATATTAATGGCGGAGCAATAGATGGTGCAACTATCGGAGCTAGTTCTGCTTCTACAGTTGCAGCTACAACATTAACTGCAACAACTGTAACTGCTACTGGAAATATAAACACTACAGGCGGTCAGCTACAACTTAATGGTACTAACTTTTTTGATAAGATATATCCAGTAGGATCAATTTATATAAATGCAACAAACAGCACTAATCCTGGAACTTTATTAGGTTTTGGAACATGGGCAGCTTTTGGCGCAGGTAAAGTACCTGTAGGCATTGATTCATCTGATTCAGATTTTGATACCGCAGAAGAAACAGGCGGTTCTAAAACTCATACTTTAACTATTAGTGAATTACCAGCACACACGCATACAGTAGAAACTAAAGTATCTTCTGAAGTTAATGGCACACACCCATTAGGTTCTTCTGGCTCAACTTCTCAAGGAACTAGAGCGACAAGTTCTACAGGTGGCGGTACAGCACATAATATTTTACAACCTTATATAGTCGTTTATATGTGGAAAAGAACGGCTTAACTTTTAGAGATAAGTCATGGCGTTAGTACAAATAACACCCCCAGCAGGAATAATAAAGAATGGCACAGACTATGCTAATAAAGGTCGTTTTGTTGATGGTGATTTAGTACGTTTTGAAAATGGCTATCTTAAACCTTTAGGTGGTTGGACATACTTTAGACAAAATCCAGTTGGCACTTTTTTAAGTGGTACAGTTACAACTGCTTCATCAAGTGCAAATATAACTGTGACTACAACTGCTGTGCATAATTTAGCTGTTGGTAATACAGTTGTTTTAGAAGATTTTGCAGCTACAGGCGGTATTACTGCTAATCAAATAAATACCACTTTTACAGTAGCTACTGTTCCTTCCACAACGACATTTACTGTCGCTACAACTGGATCTGGCACATCTGCAGCAACTTCATCTGCATCAAGAGTTATTCAACCAGCAGTTCCAATAGGTATGTATTCTTACAAAACCAATAGTGGTGAAGAAGTCTTAGCTATTGGCACTAGAGCTGGAGTGAATGTTTTTTACAATGATACTTGGTATGACATTACACCATCTGGTTTTGTTGCTGATGATGTAATTACCTCAACTGGTTATGGTGCATATCATTATGGTGTAGAAGATTGGGGAGATGAACGAAGCACCTCTGGAATAAATTTTAATACCAAAAGTTTTTCTTTTGATAACTGGGGTGAACATTTAATATTTTGTTTTGCAGGCGATGGCAAAATATATCAATGGCGACCTGATGCTGGTAGTGGTAGTCCAGATACCATAGCTACCGCAGTAAGTAATGCACCAACTGGCTGTCAAGCAGTTATTGTTTCTAATGAAAGACATTTAGTAGCTATAGGTTCTGGTGGTGATCCTCGTAAAATAGCCTGGTCTGATAGAGAAGATAATACTACTTGGACATCCTCTGCTAGGAATACTGCTGGCGATTTACAAATACCTACAGGTGGTCAAGCTAATTACGCAGTTAAATATGGCAATGATATTATTATTTTTACCGATGTTGGTATAAACAAGATGTACTACGCTGGTAGTCCTTTTGTTTATGGCATACAAGATGCTGGAGTAAATTGCAAAGCAATTAGTCCGAGATCAATAATATCTTCTGGTAGCTTTTTATCATGGATAAGTGAAAATTCTTTCTTTACTTATAATGGCCAAGTTAGAGAACTTAAATCAGATGTACACGATTTTATTTTTGATAATATTCAACAAAACACACAAGAAGCTACTTTTGGCGCACACAACATTGATTACAATGAAATTTGGTGGTTTTTCCCTGTTGGTGATACAGACCAACTATCGCCAAACAAATATATTATTTGGAATTACTTAGATAATGTGTGGTCTATTGGTGAACTTGATAGAGGTTGTTGGGTAGATCAAGGTGTATTTAACAATCCAATAGCTTGTGATTCTAGTGGTTTTGTTTATGAACACGACAAAAGAGCTTTATTTAATTCACCAGGATTGGGTACAAGAAAACCTTTTTGTCAAACAGGCCCATTAGAAATAGGTAATGGTGATAAAGTAGCACAAGTAAATCAAATTTTACCTGATGAAGAAACTACAACTTTGCCAGCAATAACTTTAAGTTTTACTGGTCGTTTTACACCATTAGGTGCAGATACAGATTTTGGCAGTTTTTCTTTTAATACTGATGGCTATACCGATGCTAGATTTTCTGCTAGACAAGTGCAGATGAAAATAGAAGGCGATGTTACGCAAGACTTTCAAGTTGGCAAGATTAGACTTGATGTGCAACCCAGGGGTCGTAGATGATAGATCCTGCTAGTAAAAGTCAATATATACAAAGAGTAACTAATGCTAAAGTAAGTTTAACCACTACCAATGCAACTACTTTATTTACTGCACCATCTGGTTCAGATTTTGATTTTGCAGTTATTGAATCTATTTTAGTTAATAACAACAATGCTGCATCAACTACTTTAAGTGTTACTTTAACTGACTCTGGTTCTAATGTTTTTAATATTTATGATGATTTTACTGTCGCAGGCAATACAACTGCTGAATTATTAAGTAGAGATTTAGTTTTACAAGCAGGTGAAATACTTAAATTAACTGCTAACGATGCTAATAGAATTATGGCAATAACCAGTTTAGTTGAATATGCAAAGGGTGATTAAAAAAGAAGAATGGGAAGTGCATTGGGATTATTGCAAGCAATTTATTGAGCCTGCATTAAAACATCAAGATGCCTATACAATAGACGATGTAGAAGATAAA